TCAACTCTAATGCTGCATTCATTGCTTCTGAAGCATATGAAAGAATGATTCTTAATCATCCTGGTTTCTTACCACCTACAGGTAATAAGCAAGATTGTATTGATGACATTAAGGACTTCATAACTGAGGTTGCATATAACACTGGATTTGGTGGTAATGATAGAGTTTGGGATATGGCACAACTGTATGTTACAGGTGCTCATGTTGCAGGTGAAGAGACACAAACAATTGAGGCATTCCAAGATGCTACTCAATTAGCAATCCAAGCAATGAGAAATGAGAAAGTTCTTGTTATTGGTAATCATGGATTAACTCAGACATTTGATACCACAATTACTGGTTCTAATGAGACTCCTATTAATAATAAGGCTGCTGATGCTGGAATTCTATTAACACTTAATAAGCAATTCATTGCTGACATAGCACAGGGTAGAATGCTTGCTAACAACGGTGGTTATACTCCTCCTGTTGGATATAGTATTGCTGATTGTAATGATGATCTAAAAGATATTGTTGATGTTCTTGCTCATAACGTCAAGCATGGTGGTAATGATCGTGTATGGGATACTGCTAACTTATATGTTGGTGGTGCTGTACAGGGTGGAGCTATAGTAGAGACAGTAGAAGCAATCAATCATCTTAAGGATGTTGCTATTCAGGTAGTACAGAATGTTGCTGTTACTGTTGGTGGACATACTGCTTTAAGTCAGGTTAATTATCCTGCAACCAATACTGGTACTGGAGTTGATACTGCTAATCCTAAGTGTCAGAATGAGACTTCTACTATCACTACACTGGTTACTATTTTAACCAATGCTATCAGCACACACTCAACACTTAAGGATGTTGCACGTACTCAGTCAACTTATAAGTGTACAACTGTAGAGTCTGCAATTAGTACTCTTTCTACAATAGTACAGAATGCTATTACAACTCCTGAGAGTCTTGAAGGTATATACAGAACAGTTTCTTCTGCTACCTACAATCCTACTACAGGTGATATGGTATTAACTGTTGGACCTCATAGCAGTAAAGTTGGTGATAAGGTTCATATTAAGGATGGATCATTAGTATTCACATGTGCTCAGGATAGTGATGGAACAGAACATGCTTATCCAAGATCAACTGATCCAGTATCTAAGAATGATCCTTCAATTACTGCTATAACTGCAACAACAATTACAGTTAATGTTTTAACTACTACTCCTTCTACTAATACAAGTGCTCATACATTCGTAAGAGCAACCAGTCAAGTACAGATTGGTGGTGTAGGTAGAACGGTATCTTCTGGTGGTAGGTGTGATAATGTTAGAGATACAATTGATAGTCTCTTTAAGATTGTTACTGATACTATTTCAGTACCAGCTTCATTGAATATTGTAACAAGAAACATATCTAATGGTCCTTGTCAGAATGTTGCATCTGCAATTACAACTCTATTTAAGTTGGTTACAGATACAATTGGTACACAGGGTAATCTAAGTTCTATTGAGAGAACAGTATCTCCAACAGGATTATCAACAGGTAATGCTGTTAATGCTACTGCTAATACAACTAATAGTTACGTATACTTTACATTACCTGCTGGACGTTATACATCTGCATATACTCCAGATGTTGATGACACTATTACTCAGGATACAGGATATCCTCAGTGTAACAGTGTTTCTGATACTGTACGTCAGTACTTTGCTAACATTACAACAATTATTCAGACAGGTGTAGGAACTGTTACTAGAACTCAACCTTCTAGTGCTTCTTCTGATCTCTCTGCTAGATCAACTATTTGGGGATTGAAAGACTGGACACCAGGACCAACATCAGGTTCTAATCCTCACCAATTAGAGACTGGAACACCAGTAAGATTGGTTCCACGTCCACGTTATAATACAACAACTAACCAGTATGTTACTGTTGATAAGCGTAATGTAAGATTACCTAATGGATTTGATACTAATACTGAGTATTACGTAATTGCTCCAGGTAGAAACACAAAACCAGAAAATTATTCTGGCACAACAACCTTCAATGGAAGTGATCAAACTAAATTGATGCTTGCAAGTAGTAAGGATAATGCAGCTGCTGGTATATACATTCACTCTGCTGAAGTAGAGGCAATTCATCCAGACGTTGAGATTGATATCTATCAGTTTGTTCTTGATGATAAGTATGATCTACATCAATATTCTTGTGAACTTGATACTGGAGCTGGTGCTATACAAGGTGGTCTTGTTACAGATATTCCACATATCTTTGACGTTCCTAACGCTTCTGTTGCAGCACATAAAGTATTCTTTAGGAAGAATGAAGGTGGTAATCTACCAGTTGTAGGAACTTCTTACCAGAATGATACTGATGTTGCTGATAGTAATAATAGACTTAAAGGAGATAAGTTCTTCTATGCTAAGTATCATACCGCTAAAGTAATTACTATACACAAGACACATGCTGATGCAATATCAGGACAGAATGAAATTAATTTTGTTCCTTTAACTGCTCCTAATACATATAACTTCTCTGTATTTGCAGATAAGCGTGAGTCACCAATGAAGTATGATCCATCATACGATGGTAATGTTGGAACTACTGCTAAAGGTAAGTGGTACTTAAATGTTAAGAATGAATCATCCAATACTCAAAGTATCTTAGGAAGATTCCATGATCCTGAATATAATGATGCATCTGGTAATAATAAGACAAACGATTCATGGTTTGAAAGAATTGATGATTCTGATAGAACAGCAAATGATCGTATCTATCGTTTACGTTATGTTATTCCTAAGTATCTGAAGTCTGTTCGTGATCCTCTAAATGGATTTACGATTAAGATGAGGAAGGACGAGACAAGAAAACTTCTTCCACAAAAAATTAAGTTAAAGCAAGTAACAGGTAATGTAACTAAGGCTAAATTCTTTAATACTAGTGATAGTGGTAATGCCAATGAGATCATTGGTTACACTGATTCTGAGTTTACTTCAAACAGCATTGTTAAGACTAATGCTGCTGGTGAAAATATATTCTATGATCCATATAAGAAGGATACTAAGGGAACTAAGAATTATCTTAGAACTATTGAGACATATAACAATGTTTCAATGTCTATTCAATCTGGTAGATACTATACTGAAGGTAGTGATCAATTCTTAGAACTAACTGTATTTGATCATGGTATCACAAATGTCGGACTTAAGAATGAGACATTTACTACAGTTAAAATAACAACACCTCAAGGTAATAGTACTCCTCCATATTATACTGCTAGTAAGATAGCATCTACTACTGCCAATGCTATAACATGGTCAGGTAATTCATCTGGTTCTGGTTATGTTCATGCTGTATTGAATGTTCCTGGAACTGAAATCTGGCACTTAATTCTTAAGGGTGTTAGTGGTGATATTAAGTATTCTTCTACTGATAATATTAGATTTACTCAGGGTTCTGTATTTGCAGACCTCTTGGATTATCCTGATGGTGGTAAGTCTCTTGTACTCAAGGATCTTATTAAAGAAGGATTACCAGAGTACTACTACAGACAGAATGGTGCTAAGGTTTATACTGTCACTCCTGGTGATGTTATTACTGATGCTGATGGTAAAGATTTCTATGTTGAATCTGTAGAGGATGCAGGTGAAATTGATGATAATTTCTATGTTTATGATGTTCAAGAGATACAAAGACGTATCTTTGATCAGCAAGATGGTATCTTCTATATAACTGCTATTCGTGGTAACATTTCACCATATCCAACAGGTGCTGGTAACCAGAAGAACTTCCATAACTTTAAGTTCTCTCAGCCAATTAGTAAGTTATATCCATTAGATTATAAGAATGATCCTGTATGGTTCAAACAGATTGATCCTAATGCTAATGATCCTGGTCAAACATACTCTGCTGCTGATAACTATGTTCATGGTTTAGTATCTGTTAACGACTTTAAGGGTTCAACTACTAAGGAATCTGTTGTAGATTTACTTGCTACTGAAGCACTTAAGAATAATAATTACACAGGTAATAATGTTCTTAAAGCACAAGATGGTAATTCTTCTGCTGGATCTGAAGATCGTAAGATTCCTATCGCTGGTGATAGCACAGTTGTTGTAGATCAACGTATATACGTTGAGTTACGAAGACCGTCTATTGCAAGAGCAGGTAACCATACGTTTGAATACCTCGGTTTTGGTCCAGGTAACTACTCAACTGGATTCCCTGCAAAGCAAGAAGTTCTATTGAGTGCAACTCAAGACTTCTACTCACAGTCTAAGAAGCAAGATGGTGGTTTAGTATTCTATACTGGTCTTAACTCAAATGGTGATCTATACATTGGTAACCGTAAGATTGATGCTATCACTGGCGAAGAAGTATTCCTAGAGAGGGCAACACTTGATTCATCTGCTGACGATGATGATAAAGTAGGAAATCTAGTTACTACATTTGATACTCCTGTTACATTTAATGAGTACATTACAGTTAATGGTGGTGAGGATGGTGATAAGACAAATACATTTAATTCTCCTGTAACTATTAATGTACAACCTAATGTTAGAGATGCTACTCTTGGTGAACCTAATGTTGGTGTCCTATCTGCACTGAAGGTAACTTCTAATCTTTCTTCTACTAAGGATGATGCAACTTTAGATAGAACAGGAATGACGAAGAATCGTCAGACTGCTGGTGATATTATTATTGCTGGTAACAGAGTAACTGCTGGTGTATTCCAGTTTAATCAACGTGGTTCAAACGGTTCTGGACAAGGATATAAGATTCAGACACATGTATCTGGTACTACATCATCTAATATTACTCCTGATCAAGGACAAACTTATGATGTATCACAAGTTGTTGCTTATGGTTCTGCTGGAGCACCTATAACTGGAGATATTCTTCTTAAGGGTGAGTCAGTAGGAGGAAGTGGTTCACTTGGTTGGATTTACTCAAATGTTTATTCAACAATTACAGGTCAGATTGAGAAGTTTATATACAATTCTACTAGAACTATTACAATTCAGTGGAAGTCTGGTGTCACTAATACAAATGTCATAACAGATGGATTAATTGCTGGACAAGAACTTAGGTTAGCAGGATTTACTGAACAAAAACTTCTTGGAACATGGTTAATTAACACTGGATTTACTGCTGGTGGTAATACATGTACATTTAGTATTGCTGCTGGTGATACTATTTCAAATGGTGAGTTGGTATTCAATAATACTAACACACCAAATGCTGTAGTAAAAATTGCTAATGCTTCTTGGAAGGAAGTTGGTGTACTTGGTTCTCAGACAATTAGAACAGATACACAGAAGATTGGTGAGTACAAGTTAGGTGTTAACACTGTTGCTCGTGCTGCTCATGCTGATTATTCTGAGGCATTTGTATCTGCTGCAACTGATCCACGTGCTAACTTAGATGTTGTTGGTACTGCATGGATTAGTGGTAAGACAATTGAAAACTTTGCTGCTCATGGAACATTAGCAGCAAGAACTCTAACTGCTCAAGACCATGCATTCATGGTTGGTGGTGATAGTGCAACTGCTAATAATGCAGCAACATTTAGAGTTTCTACTACAAATAGTGGTAGGGTTGGTATTAATACAACCAAGGATGAAATGCAGAGTGCATTTACAACCAAGGGAACTTCTGAGTTTACTGACACTGCTACATTCCAAAATGATATAGCAGTTAATGGTGGTGGTGCTGGTAGTGCTAATCATGCTGACATTACAACTACTATTGAAGATGGAACAGCAACACTGTTTAATGATACTACATTTGTTGGATTAACATCTGGAACAAGACCAACTCAAGGTTTATTAGTTGCTGGATCAGCAAGAAACATTGAGATTGGTAATGTACAGACTACATCACAGAATATCAAGATTGGTAATACCAGTACTGATAGTGAAATCACTATAGGTGATAGTGTTGATGGTTCTAATACTAATAAGTCTAGATTAAATATTGGTGGTGCATTTGCAAGCACTGAGTCTGACTCATTTGTACAGATTGGTACTAAGGCACTTAAGATTGCTGGTGATACAATCATTGGTACAAGAAGAGGATTAACAGATACTACTAAGTTTGAATCTCCTTCAGGAACTGTTGAGTTCTTGTCTGGTAATAGTGCAACAAGTACTGTTGCTTTTGCTACCAATGCTTCTACTCTAACTATTGCTGGTCAGGGTGGTACTACAACAATTAGAAATAATTTGGTTGTTGATTCCACTGCTAGATTTAATGCTTCCACAACTCTTTGTGGTGGTAATGCCTCTTACTCCTTCATTGGATTTAGAGCACAAGTAGGAAGTGGAATACAAGCACATACAGCTTCTACTGGTCTTAATCCAACTAAGAATGTATCTCTTATTAATGTTTTAGTACCAACTGGTTCCATAACAACTATTACTGCTGAGTGTAACCAGTTTGACGCTGCTGCTAATGAGAAGTGGGGTGGTAATGTAGCAACAACAGGTCAAAGAAATTTCCAAGGAACTCCTGTTGGATCATCTGTTGCTGAGTTCCCAGATTTGGCAGGTACTAATAAGTACTACTTACCACTTAAGGAGCAACCATTTACTTCAGCTGGTGTTCAGTACTATAATGAGAATGATATTCTACTTATTGATACTGTTGAACAGACAGGTCAACATGCTGAATTTGTTAAGATTACTCGTCTTGTTAGGATTAACGATCCAAACAGTGTCTGGATTGAAGTTGAGAGATTACCATTTGGAACACTAGCTCCAATAAGTACACAACATCCTGATGATGTTAGGGTTTATAAGTGTAATGTACAGTATGATGCTACATGGACTACTTCTGCTATTGATGCTGCTGGTACTGAAGATGATGTTTATCTTGCTGAGTTTGGTGGCAATCTAGTAGGACAGACTACACGTGGTGGAACTAAACCAGGTGATTACGTAATTATTTCTCGTACTACAACTGGTGATGATGGTGAGATATTTGAACTTAAGACTACTTTAGTTCAAACTGCTAAGACTTTCTCAGTTAAGAGAGATTGTGATGGTACTCCAATAACAATATTTGAAGTTAATTCTGTAACTGGTGATGTAACAATCAATGGTGACCAGACATATACTGGAGCACTTACCTTAAATGGTACTTGTTCAACACCATATACCAATTCAACTACCAATAAGAAGTTAACTATAACAAATGGTAGTGGTATTAAGACGTTTGAGGTTGACACTTGTACAGGTGACACAGTTGCTGGTAATACACACGGTACTGTGTTTATGAAGTCAGAGGAGTATGGATCCTCTGCTGCTGCACATACTAAGGGTGATACAGTTTATGTTTACTCTCATGACCCATTAGCAAGTAATACTTCTGCTGCAAACATACCAATTACAGTAACTGCACAGGCACTTTCACCTACAGATACTAGCTGTAAATTAAATGGATATTCAACTGTAGCAACTGCTGCTGATTTCCCATTCCAAGTTGGTGATTATTGTGCAATTTACGGTGCTACATTTAATAAGATTGAGGTTGTACTGATTACTGCTACACCAACTGTCACTGGTAGTGCTGGTTCATATGAGTGGACAGTTCCATTCACATCTAACTCCACTTATACAAATGGTGGTAGAGGATCTGCTTCTAATAAGATAGAAGGTACTGTTGCTCAAACATGGAGTTCTGGAACTTCATTTGTTAGATTTGCAAATCTTGTACCAGATACACAAACTGGTACTACAACTCATGTACAAACTACAACACTGTTGCGTGATATTCCTGCTGGAACATCAATAAGAGCTGCTGATGCCACACTTAAAGCAAGAAGTCCTAACAATCTTGATACTAGATTAGAGATACCACTTGCTAATGCTGATTTGATTCCACCAAAATATGATAGGATTCATTTAGTTAGAATCGGTGAGGAATGGTTCACACCAGATAGTGTTGATGGTACTCTTGATGCTGGAAATGCTGTTAAGATGCCTAAGCAATTTAGGAATCCAAATACTACAGCTACAACTCCAATAAAATTATATGATGGTGGTAAGATCAAGGCACATGATGATGTAGATATTTACGGTGGTAGTTTAAGACTTTGGGGTTCTGATGGTATTACACCAATTGCAGTTATCGCTAACGATGATGGACATATTGGTGATGGATCATTTGATGATCCTAAGACAGGATACACTGGATTGACAGTTACTGGTAGAGGTACTTTCTACGGTGATTTAACTCTTAATTATAAGTCTTGTGTGTCAACAGGAACTTGTACTACAACTCCTAAGTTTAAGGCATATGCTATTAGTGGTAAACTTGAGATGGGTCAGTCATTCTATATGACTGGAGATCCTAAAGAATCACCAATACCTACAACCAAGACATTTACTGTTGATGGTATAGGATCAAGTACAAGTGTTGCAACTGGTAGCAAACCATTTAGCATTTATCAGACTGGTGCTATTGATTCATTTGGTATTGAGAAGTACTGGACTGCTAATGGTGGTAGAAGACAGACATATGTAGAGTTTGATTCAACTGCTGGTGTTGGTCAGCAACAGGGTAATCCTTTAGCACCTAATAATAACTATATTGTTAATGCTACTTCTGGAAGTAATATGATTCTTTACTTACCAGGTGATGCTACTTCTGCAATTGCTCAACCACAAACAGGTGATATGATCAGATTTATTGAAGTTAGTGGAAACTTAACATACAATACAAGTTTGATCCTAAGAGCAAATAAGATTGGTGCTATTGCTACTGCAATTCAAGGTGATATAACTGGTACTAGGATACAAGCTGGATCAGCAGCACCATCAGGTACTGCATGGGATTCTGGAGAATTAATTATTCAGACACGTAATGCATCATTCGGTCTAGTATTCATAGGACAATATGATCTTGAGGGATCATCAAACGCACAACAAATACCAAACGCTTTACGTGGTTGGTGGTTAATGGAGTTATAATCAATGGCAGCATACTACGATTCTATTAAAAGCATGAAGACCGCCAAGATAGGTACAATCCTACCTTGGGGTGGTGATGGAGGTACTGGATTCCTTGCTTCTAATATTCCTGTGGGGTGGATTGTTTGTGATGGTAAACAAAGTATTGAGGCTAAAGACTATCCACTTTTAGCATCTGTGATTGGAGATACTTATGGTGGTGACATGAGTACAGGTAATCCCACATTCCCTTATGAGGATGATACTAATGTATTTGGGGTTCCTAATTTATCTGGTCGTGCAATGATTGATTTGGAGAATTGGCAACTAGATCTTCCAAAGTATCAATATGATCAATCTAATCCAAAACAAGCTATTGTTGATGTAGCAGGAACTAAGATAACAGATTTGATAACTGATTTGGGTAACCAGGTCAAAACTACTTGGAGTGCTACTGGTGATATTGATTTTACTTTAAATTTAACTGGAAATTTATATTTTAAAGTTAATAATATAAAATTATCAAGTCCTGATTTTGTTGAAACTGTTTATACTCTTGATCGTAAATTGGGATTGAATCATCTCCCTGCACACAGACACTCAGATACTATTGCTTCTTCTGGTACACGTTCTAGGGGTGCTATGACATTTAGAGCTGATAATGGTGTTGAGATGAAGGGTGATGTAACAACAGTTATTTGTAATATTACAAAACAAAATGTTGAGTGTCAAGCTGTGGATGGTGATGCAGGTTCATTTGAGTGGACAAATGGTAGAGATTTTTTAACTTATTATGGGGATGACACACGTGAGTGGACTCTTCCTACAACTGAAAGTTTCATGGAATTTATTAATGATGGTGCTAATACAACCAATCCAGCAGCAAACTATTGGTCACAAGTTCCAGCAGGAAATAGTCATTGGAATACTAGAGCAGATGATACTGATGCAACTAGAGGTTCTGGTCATAAGGCAAATGATTATACACAGAATGTTTTACCTACTGGACAGGCAACTGCTGCTTTAAACCAAACTATTCCATTAGATACTCATACAATGCCAGCATATACTGGTATGTTTCCTAGACCGATAGAAACAGGAGCTAGACCAAATTTTCTTGGTTATACTGATACTACTGGTGGTGCATCTTCACCTAATATTGGTGGTATATTAGATCATCCAGAAGCAATGCCAGTATTTGAAGTTGATAATGTTGTTATTGCTAGTGGAGTATCAGAAATTACTTTACCAGCAGGAACTAATATTAAAAGACAGTATGGTGCTACTCCTAATACATGGTATCAATGGGATGCAATTAGACCTCTAATGTATGTAACACCATCTGTTGCTTCTAATAAATGGAAGTACTTCCCAGAAGGTGTGATAATTAACCAAATTACTGAAGATACTCCTGGAATATACACATTAAAACTAAATAAAAATACAACTGGATCTGGTACAATTAAATTAAAGTTTAGAGATGGATCTTTTCCAACTTCTCTTAATTTAACTGGTGTTAGTAAGAATCCTTTAGAACCAGCATTTAAAGGTCATAATCATGATAGTTTTGAGATTGCTCAGACTGGTGGATCAATGACAGATGGTAATAAAGTTATGACAGGTTGGACTGCTCCAGATGCTAATGGATCAACACTTCAAGCAGAAAGTCTTGAAAATGCTCTAAATATTTCATGTGATACATCACAACCTGCATTAACCGTAACTTGTATAATTAAAGCATTCTAATGGCAGTATTATATACAAAAGAAAAAGCAAAGTATGGACATTTGACAGGTCAAATAATTATTTGGCCTATGGAGTATGAAGGTACTCCTACCGAAGGTAGTAATCCAAGAAATTTACCTGCTGGATATTTAAAATGTGATGGGACAAAGTATTTTGCTACAGAGTACCCACGACTTGCTCAAGTTCTAGGAACAGGAACTAGTACTAAATTTATGAAAAAAAACCTAGATGGTACTGATTTTGATAGTATAAATGATACACAATTTATGGTTCCTGATTTTGGATCTAAGTATGCTGAACCTACGACAGGTGCTAATGCTGGTGTTTATAATAACATAAGAAAGAATAATAATGCTACTGTTCCACAAGAAATTAGTAGATCTGGTATTGGTATTGTTGCTGAATCTCAAATAGGAGATACTGTAAGTATAACATATACTGGTAATATAGTTCTTCCTTCACAGGAAATTCCTATTCCAGGTAAACCAGGATACACATATGCTGGTGCTACTCATCGTACAGGTGATGTTGGTATTGATGAGGATATGATTCATAGTCATGCTCATTTTGGAACATTTGTTAAGAGTAGGATAATGACTACACAAGCAGATGGGACAAATCCTCAAGAGACAAATAATAAACCAAGAGCAGAAGGAGGAACTGGCAGACAGACTGCATCAACTATTAATATTGAAGATTGGTTAGATCATACATTATTTGATAATACTAGTGTTCATAATACACAGACAGGTGCAAGTGGTAATCCACGTGGAGGTGGACAAGAGAAGTGTAAAGCATTAACATACTGGAATCCAGGTTCTGGTAATCACCCAGGATCTGCTTTATGGACTGGTGTTCCTTATGCAAATACTATCTATTGGGGTGGATGTATTGAAGGAGGAGCTCTAGAAGCCTCAGGAGCAACGAATGAATGGGCAAGGTCTGGTTGTATTTTAAATGTTACAACAAAATTTTGTGGAGAATATCCTTGGGGTTCTCCTGATGGTGTTAATACACAAAGGTTTGGTAATACATATGCTTTCGTTCCACCTTTACCTTGGGGTTGTTCACCTCTTGGATTGCCTAGCTCTCAAAATGGTGCTGCTGATGGTCATTGTATAGATCAACCAGCAACATACGTTGCAGGAGCAACTGGTGTTCCAGTTGATTGGAAAGGTGTTACTCTTGCTGACGTTTTACCATTACAAAGTAATGATCAGGCAGAGTCAAGGAGATGTTCTGCTGCTGTAGAGCATATTACAACGGATACTGCTGATTTAACACAGGCAACAGATCCTACCCTACATAATCATAGGATAAGGATAGATAAGAATGCTAATGGATCTCATAATTATAAAGTTAGAACAAGAGCAGTGAATGTAGATCCAGAGAATTTATCAACAACTATGTCTATAGGTGCTAATACATCACCCTCAATAGATAGTGCATGTGCTCCTTTTATTGTAATGGAATATTTAATTAAAGTTTAATAATGGTAATATCATCACGACCATATAGAAATCCAAGAACAGGTTTTTACACTGATCTTGCTGTTGATTCAACACCAATTGGTACAATAGTTCCTAATCTAAAGACCCAGACTAATTCTTTTGATCATAATTATATTAATGATAATACTGAACTTCATAGGCATTTAGAAGCTGGTGGTAATCATTATAATAATCCAAGTGATCAGGATAATGATCCTGCATATACTCATGAGGGTTATCTATATTGTAATGGTGGTGAATATTATATTAAAGATTTTCCAGGATTATATGAGATAGTTGGTAAAGAGTATGGTGGATATCCTAGTCAGGGTATTGATATAACTGCTCCTGGAACTGGATATTCAACTGATTCTACTGTGATTATTTCTGCTCCATCTGGAGCTAGTCCTGTTCAAGCAACTGCAAAGGTTGGTGCTGTTAATGGTAGTAATGGTGCTTTAATTAGTATTAATGTTACTAATGTTGGTTCTGGATATACAAGTGCTCCAACAGTTAATGTGTATGGTAATGGTATTGGGACTTTTACCCATAATGGTATTGCTAATGGTAGCAGAACTTCAGGATCATATCTAGGAGTGGAGGCCACTGGTGGTGGTGGCACAGGTGCAACATTTGATGTTGTTGTTGATGCTAATGGTTTGCCAGTAGTAACATTGAAAAATGCTGGTTATAACTATGCGGTTAATAATACATTAACAATTACTGATGCTAAACTTGGTGGAGGAGGTGCTCCAAATATTACAATTACAGTTACTGCTATTACTGGTGGTGCAGGAACAGCAGCAACATTTTCTGTTAGAATAAATGCTACGGGACAGATACAAGGTATAAATCAGTCAAATGTATATGAATGGTTGGGTGATCCTAATATAGGAACCTTTAAAGTTCCTGATATGGTAACTAAAAAGGTAGTTGGTAACAGTCCAGTATACGGAAATAATTCTGCTAATGCAGGTGGTGGACAACTTGGTGTTGGTACTACGGGTGGTAAATGGTACTTAGATCAAGATTCTCAAGATGATTATTTTTCTTTAGGTCAGATAGTAACAACTGGATATGAGAATGTAACTGAGACAGTATCTTGTGATATTATCGGATCGCATACTATTAAACTTACTATGGATCCTGAAGATCTGACTGGACCACCACAACATAGTCATACAGTATATCATTCACAACCTGTTACAGATCAGACAATTTCTCAAACAAGTTATGATAGATATTTGGTTGATTATAGAGCAAGAACTGGAAAGGTTAATCGTTGGTCTAATATTGGTGATGTTAAATATGATCATACTCATGGATTGTTAAGAAGACCAAATCCAACTTCGGGTGTAGCAACTTATGATGTTTGGGATTGGCAAGCAGGTGCAGGTGATGCTGGATCACTTCAGAATCCAAAAGCATTTGTTGATGTTGCTCCAGCTAAAGTTAATACAACTGATGAAACAATTGAGATAGCAAATCATGGTATTCTTACTGGTGGTGCTGTTACATATACAGCAGGTACTACTACTATTGGTGGATTAACTAGTGGAACAACATATTATGCAAGAAGTATAACTGCTGATACAATTGAATTGTATGCAGCGGAAAATCAAGCAACTGCCACAGGAAGCACAACTGGAAGAATTGATTTTACTAGTCAAGGTGCTGGCACACATAAGTTTGAATATAATACTGCTGCTGCTAATTTAAATTATCTTGCATCTGGTAGTGGTTCTGGTAGTTGGCAATGGCAGACTAATGTACCAGCACCTACATTTAAAAAGTTTACATCAACATCTGAGATTGGTGCTAGAGAAAAACAAACATCAGAAGGTCAAGATATTATTACGTATACTACTGTACTTGAAACTGGTACTCCTATAGGTACTACTAATTTTAGTTGGCCAGCAGGAACAATAAACAATATTAGATACAAAATTGCTGGTGGTGGTGGATCTGGTGGTGCAGGATCGTATACTGGTAATGATGGTGGCGATACTGTATTGTCGTTGGGTAATGGAACTACGTTTAAAATAACTGCTGGTGGTGGTAAGAAAGGTGGTGGAGCCACTGCTGGAGATAATACTCCAGGAACTGCTGGAGCAGGAGGAACGGCGACTAATAACGGATCGTTTTCTGCTGGTGGCGGTTCTAATGGTAATCCAGGAACAGCAGGAACAGGATCAAAAGTATTAGAAACAACAAACTCTAACAATCCAAATTCAGGTGGTAGTGGTGGACCAGGTACAATATATTGGAATAATAGTCAATACGGAAATGGATCTGCTGGTGTCAATGTTAATGTAGGTGGACAATCTGGAGATTCTGGATGGTTTTCTCCTAATGCTAGTAATGGAGTATTTAATCTTGGATCTTATAGTAATATAACAGGTGGTCAATTTAGATTAAGAGGTGGTAAAGGAGGTACATCTACTCCTGATTCTGGTAGTGGTGGTAGTCAAACATCACCTGGTGGTAATGGTGCTGAGATTACTATTACCTTGTCACAATTATGGATAACAAATAATAATGTACAAAATACTTCATGGATTGCATATGAAGGTGGTGGTGCTAATGGACAATCTCAAGGAAGTTCTCCACTTGGAGGAAGTTCTCAGAGAGGTGGTACTGGTGGTAATGGTAGAAATGGTGGTGGTAACGGTGGAGGCGGCGGTGCATCCACAATATTAAAAGCTGGTGGTACTGTCGTTGCTGGAGCTGGTGGAGGTGGTGGTGCAGGTGCTCAAGGAAACACTGGTGGATATACTGGTGAACCTGGTGGTCCCCCAGCTGCAGATGCACAAGGATATGCTGTAATTAACTATGGATCAGGTGGTAATGGTGGTGCTGGTGAATGTGTCGGTGGTGGAGGCGGCGGTGGTGGTGCTGGCTGCAACAGTGGTACGACATATGGTGGTGGTACTGGTAATGGTGGAGGTGGTGGTGGACCTGGTGGATCTCCTGGTGGAGATTCTGGACACCAAGGTGGTGAGAGAGGATTTGAAGGAGATTCTGGTTGGTTAGCATCTATGTTTGGTAGTGGTGCATATAATGATGATCACACTAACACCAATGGTTCTGCTGAAATGAAGGTTGAATGGAATAATGACTACTGGACTGCTGGTGCAGGTGGCGGTGGTGCAGGAGCACTTTGGGATGGAAATGTATCATGGGATCTTGCTGGATCTCCATCAACAGGTGGAACTTATAGTATTGGTTCTGGTGGTCAAGGTGGAAATGATCCAGAGGCATCAAATACAGCAGGAAAATCAGCACAAGGTGGAAATGGTTATTTAAAATTAGAAGCAGGTGTTGTAACAGGAAGTGCTGGTGGTGGAACAGAAACCACAACAGATGATATTATTGAGTCTGGATCTATAGATGATGATCAATTTGATGTTAGTATAGTTGGTGATGGTAATGGTATTGGAAATGGTGCTGGATCATTTAAACTTCCAACAACACAAGTACCAGTAGTAGTATTCACAGGTGGTGGATCTGTTACTGCTCATGCCACAGCAACTGCAACAGTTACTGCTGGTAAAGTTACTGCTGTCAATTTAACAACTGGAGGTTCTGGGTATACTGAAGCACCTGTTGTTCATGTATTACATGGTGCTGGAGGAGGTACTACTGTTACAGCACAGATTAATGCTACTGCTGGTGAAGTTACTGATCTTATTCTTGATACAAATTCTACATACACTTATACTCACTATCTTAAGTTTGGTAATCCAACGTCAGGAACTGGTTATGGTCAGGGTGCAAACTCTAAGACTCGTTTTGTCAATTTAATGCCGACTGATACTACTAATGTTAATCTCTTCTCTATTAAAGCAGCAAGAGGTAACACTAAGAATGGTGGAGATGATTCAGCAGTAGCAATGACTGTATATTATCAAAAGTCTGGACAATCAAATTGGAACTTAATGGGAACATTAGTTAATCCATCTGCTCAACGTACTGATCCAATTGCAGGTATTATTCCAGCAATTGATACTAGTACGAATACTGGAAATTATGATGGTGACAGTGGTGCTACTAAATGGTATACTTTCACTGTTGATGTACCACAAGATGCTAGAGGTGCTGATACACAATTTAGGATAGAACAAGATCTACCAACAGCTAGTGGTAGCAATGATACTGCTGAAGATAAGAACCATATTGGTATTTGTGAATTGATCTGGTGGAGTCCAAAGACAACATCTCAAGTCTTTGTATCATCTCCAGGTGCAGTTTCAAAACCAGCAATTGATTCATTATCATATACAGTTGAAGGTGGTCAGGGTGCTGGTGTTACATATAGTTCTGGTTTGGTTGCTTCTGATGCAACCATTACTTTAAAATCAACAACTAAGATTGAGCCAGTGGCATTAATTGATCCAGATTTTGAAGTTCCTCTTTTGGTTCCTTACAATACTTGTAAGTACTTGATTAAAGCTTTCTAAATATATAAGGAGAATGTAATAAGACATGGCATCGCAAACTTTAGTTCTAGATGTTCAATTAGATGTATTGAACCAGACTATAACATATAAAGATTATATAAAAGTCATTCCAGAAACATATTGGAATGATACTTTAGTACCTTACATGTATCCTTTGTGGGATACTGATAAGGATAAACTTATTATGTTTAGTTGGTATACTAATGATACTTACTTTGCAAAACGTAGGAAGTATGTGAGAGATTTCAAGACTAATAAAGATGTCTGGAAAGATTATGAAATGGAAGCAGTTGCAGAAGCAAAAGCAACTGAATTTAAAGATAAATTAGTTGAAGCATTCTATCTATTTGATTCTATTGAAGATAATGATTTTCAACAAGAACTTAATCAAATGTATGCGAAGACACAAGTTGTCTCTCGTACTACAGTAAGACTTGCTAGAGATTTCTTGTTAAGTGACACTGATTGGTCAATGGTATCTGATGCTGCTATTACTGACGATGAGAAAGTATTGTATACTGAATATAGAAAACAGTTGAGAAATCTTACATTACAAGAGGAGTTTACTACCAATGTGCAGAGTGTTAAATTCCCTATTTCTCCTCAGTTTTATGAAAAGATTCATAAGGTTAATAATCCAAGTGATGCATACTTGCAGACACCAGGACAATTCATACCACTTGCTACTCATTATTTGAAGAATTTTAGGGATAAGATGGCACAGTATTTGTTATTGAAATCATGGACAGAAAGATCATTCTTCAGTCAGTTGTTAACAGAATATGCTGCTGCTAATTTCTTAGATACTAAAAATAGAGGAGATTGGACTGCTGGATTTACATCAACAGCAGAAGAGATTCAATCAAGAACTGATTTCTTGAATAATATTATTACTCAAGCACAAGCAGAGATTGACAAAGGAGGTTAATTATGATAGTATTAGGAAAACCATTATTGCAATTTGATCTTGTGGCAGCATATTGTGTCAAGAATGATTGTGCTGCTTTATACATGGACTTTCACAAATATAATTCTTTAGATACTACAAAGAAAGCAACAGTTACCACATATTATGAAGGAATTGTTGATGATTATGTGTTAGATGTCATTAAAGCAGGTGTAAATGAGAATACAATATCATTTGCAACTGATGAACACGCAGGTGTAAATGCTGAATCATGGTTCCCCAAATTAGCACAGTGTCCTGATGCTGATCATTACATAAATGCTTATGTAGTTGATAATAAAGGAGATATCACTTGGCAGAACGCTTAGTGTACCACATTACAAAGTGTCACAAGCCCCCTATACAGGGGGTTTTTTAATGCTATTATATAAATGTTGAGAGGTTCCCGACTACCTGACTTAGAAGCAGGACATTACCGTTGGGGTAATTCACACACACAATCCCTCTAACTGCTGCTAGTCCCTTTGGTGGTTTCAGACTAGGAGGCGATAGGAAACTACCA